CTGCAACAGATAAGCAAGGTATAGAAAGCGTTATTTCACCAGGAGAAGAAGATATAAAAACAAGAATCCCACAGTTTACAGGAGTAGGATCTAACACTATAAGAGATCAAAATACAGCTAATATTGCAGGACAAAAAGGTCTTACATTTAATCCAGAAGCAAGTAAAAAAGAAGGCAGAGCAGTATTTGATAACCAAACAAGATCAAATGATAACGTAGATGGTACGTTTGACGATAACCAAACTACTGAAATACAAAACGACAATAGTGAAATAAATGAAGTTGTGAATAATGGAGAGAATGTAGAAGTAGAAACTAATTTAGATGTAGAAGTAGAACCAGTAGATACAAACAATGCGAACAGGGTGTCTGGTGCAGTATTGAAAAAACTTATAGATAATGGAGTTGTTACTCTTAGTGCTGGTAGTTATGTAGATGATGACGGCAATGTATATATGCCAAATGAGCCTATAACAGTAGAAACAAAAGTAGGAAACAAACCATTAATAGAAAATAACAAAAACGTATTTGAACAAGATCCTGTAGATGAAGATGGTTATATAAAGAATATTTCGCAGTCAGTATTTGAAAGATTACAACAACAAAAACTTATAAAACCAGTAGAAAAAGATGGTAAAACATTCTATGAAAATGTAATGTCAGGTGAAATGTACCAGCTTGCAACACCTCTACAAACTAACAATGTACAATCAGACATACCTAGCGAAGTAGAAACTGCACCTGGTTTTGATATAAATGACATACAAAATAGTTCACAAAAAGACCCTGCAGTAGGAAGTCTCATTAGACAAGAAGATATAGATAATGAGAAAAAAAGAGATTTATATGATAGTAAATCAATAAAATATACTGTTAAATCAGGAGATAATTTATCTGTAATAGGTAATAGATATAATGTTACAGCAGAACAAATTATGGATAGAAATAATTTAACAACAGATGTAATACAACCAAATCAAATATTAGAAATACCATATAATCCTGTTAATGAAAAATTTGATTTTAAATCTAAAAACATCAAAAAATTTAAAGATTTTGGAGGTTTAGCAAAATTAGTAAGAGGAGGTGAAAGTAGTGATAGATATAATATTGTTAATGATGGCACTACTGATTCAGCAAGAATAATAAATAATTTAGAAAACATGACTATCAATGAAATAATGGCAATGCAAGATCGTAAAGAAGTTAATGCTGTAGGTGCATATCAATTTATAGGCTCAACATTAAAAGAAGTCTTACCAATAGCAGGGCTTACAGGAAATGAGAAGTTTAGCAAAGATGTACAAGATCGTTTATTCTGGGCTATTGTTGTAAATAGTAAATATAGAATAGATTTAGAAGATTATTTGTTTGGTTTATCAGATGATGTAGCAAGTGCTGTAGATGATTTAGGATTAATATTTGCCGCAGTTAAGAAATCAGACGGAACTGGCCAGCATGATGATGACGCAGGTAGAAATAAAGCTAATATAGATTATAAATTAACTGTAACAGCATTGCAAAATGCACGTAAACAATTATTAGGTCAATAATGACTAACTCAAACCCAAACTTTAACCCTAATATAGACGAAACAGATTCAACAGAATCTAATATACCCCCTATTGAAGAGTTAGTTGAAGATAACAAACAAAATATAGAACTAAATAGTTTACAGACAGAAGGTACAGACCCTAAAGGTAAAGCTATAAAAAACAGAAGAGGTAGAACTATAGGATATGAAAATGATACAGAGGAAGGTTTTGATAAAGACGCGTTTTTAGATTACAAAAACAACAATTATTCAAATCCACAAATAGGTAGGTCTGTTGTAAGAAATAATGAGTCAGATGTTGTAAGAGGTGAATTTAATCAAAAAGATTTATTTGCAGAATTTGAACAAAACATACGACCTTTATCTATATTAGAAAAAACTTTTCCTAGTAATTTACGTTTTCAATTAACACAAGAGGAAAGAAATAAATTTGCTGTAAGAAAAGAAGATGGAACTATAGATCATGCAGCTACAGATAGAAAATTTACAACATTAGGAGAAAATAAATATGCAAGAGCATCAGTAGCAGGTGTAGCAAACATACCAAATGAGTTATATAAAATAGGTCGATATATAGGTGGAGACAGAACACCAGATAATTTATATTCTTTACAAGAATTAGGTTTAGAATTAGAAGATGACAAAGATGATTTTGCTTATCAAACTACAAAATTCTTAGCAGGGTTTTTATTGCCATACGCAGGTCTAAGTAAGACAGGAAAGGTTCTTAGCGGTTGGAAAATGTTAAAAGGTGTAAATGGTCTAGGACTTGCTAACCCTGCCTTCAGATCCTTTGTAGCAGGTAGTGTTGCAGAGACTATAGCTATAGATGCTTATGACGAAAACTTTTTTAATTTTCTTATAGATATAGATACACCATATTTAGATTTTGCAAAACCTTTTTTTGAAGTTTTAGCTGCTGATGACACAAGAACAGAAGATTTAGGTATAGCAAAATTAAGACAGTTTTTAGCAGGTGGTGTGTTTGGAGAGGTTTTAGGTTACGGAGGATCTAAGGTTGCACAAAAACTTATATTAGAACCTATTGGTTATGGAGCTAGAGCAACAGGTAACGGTGCTTTATTTTTAGCAGATCAAGGTAGTCAGGTTATAAGAAGAACTATGGATGAATTTATGCCACCTACTATTTTAAGTCGAGAGCAAATAAGAAGTAGAGGTTTACAACTTTTAAAAGATATCAAAGCAAATCCAAATCGACTACCTTTTTTTAGAAAACAAATAGATATTCTTAATAACGCAAATGTTACTGAAACTGCTGGCTTTATTCCAAAAGAAATGGCAGATGAAATGACAGAACTAGATAGAGTTGGAAAAAGGGTAGAAGATTTAATTATAAGAGGTGATCTTGTATATACAGAAGGTTCATTAGGTTTTGAACCTGATGCTGATTCAGCGGAATATTACACACAAAAGATATTTCAAGAACTTAGCGAAGGTACATTAAATAATCAACGTTTAGACGATCTTTTAAGACAACAACCTTTACTAACTTTTAGACAAAGTAAAGAACAATCATTTACAAGAGTATCAGAACGTATAGAAGGATTACGTAGCTATAGAGGTATAGAACGTACAGAAAGGTATCTTAATAATTTAGCTAGAGACAGAGTTATAGGTTTAGAAGAAGTAGATGAGATCAGAGATTTTCTTAATTTTATAGGTAGAGAAGCCTTTGACGATATTGTTTTAGAACAAGATGCGACTTTAAGTAGAGCAACTTTAGGTAATTATAATTTCAATAAATCACTTATAAAACTTAGAAATACAACAATTCAAGAAGGTCGGATGAGTGAAGTACTTATACATGAGCTATGGCATAGTCTTAGTAGAAACTTACCTAAAAAGGAATTAAGAAAACTTACAGGAGAGTTTGCTAGATCCAGAAATAAGTTTTTACAGACACATGAATCTGGTAAACGAGCATTTTTAGCAAAAACAAGTATTCAAGAAATGCAAGTTATAAAAAATTTAGAAGCATTTTCTGATCCTACAAGAATGACAAAACCTATAAAAGTTAATGAAACTAATTTCAATAGATTAGCGTCAAGGTACTACGATAAAGAATTTAAATTTGTAGGTGATAGTTATCAGTTTTTAAATATTGATGAATTTTTTGCAGTTAATATGACAAAAATGTTTGAAGATTATGCACTTGAGTTAGAAACATTAGCACCAAGAGGAACATTTAAATACATAACACAGATAGTTTCAGAAATGTTTAGAGATACATTGGCAAGTATTAGGTCTGTACTTGGATTAGAGCAAACAAAAAATATATTTAATATGTATAAGAGAAGAATGTTTAAGCAAAGACTTAGTAATTATCCTTTAGAGTTTCGTAACTTAGAGAAAATGCCAACAGAGTTGGAAGCAACTCTTAATGCAAAAATGCCAGGAGACAAAGGATTTAAAAGACAAAGAATAAAAGCTAGATTTAATCGTAGGTTGTACGGTGACGGTCAAGAAATAACAATAGCTGAAAGGATTGCAGATAATTTATTAGATCTAGATCCTAAAGCACCTTTTAGGATGACGCATGCAGAAACTATAGGGTATGCACATGGCGAACTACCAGAGCATGTATATAAAGACATAGTGGCTGCTGCTGGTGCTATGAATACAGGCAACCCAACAAAAAGGTTAAGAGTTAAATTATTAAGAGCCTTAAATTTACAAAAAGAAATTCTAGGTAATATGAAAATTAATATACCTGAGTTAGAGAAATACGCACTTACAGGATCACAAATACCACAAGAAATAATAGACGAGGTTGCTTTAGATACTTATCGTTGGATTAAATTTAATACACCTACCAAGAAAGTTGTAAGTGAAGTCTCAGGTACTTTAGATGCAATAAAATTAGTAGGACAAGAACCATCAGAAGGTGCTATATCTACAAAATTAGGTAGAAGGAAAAAAAATACTTTATCTAAAGGAAATATAAAAAATCAAGTAGCAGGTACTTTAAAAAGAATAGAAGAAGAAGAGTTATTACCAAAGCCAGAAGAAATAGCAAAAGCTATTAGTGATATGCAAAACAATGGTGATGTTGAAGGCATATTGACATATGCAAGAAGAATGATGATACTGGCAGATGATCCTAAACAAGCTGGTCGATTTATAGCAAAAGCACCTTTAACACAGGCATTATTTAAAACTGGCAGTATTGCTAACGAATTGTTTATTAATAGTATTTTATCTGCACCAGAAACACAGATAGTAAACACTATAGGTTCTTTATTTAACGTTGCTCTTGCACCTGTAGATTTATTTTTAGGTAGTGGTATAGGTGACGCTGCATTGAAAGGTAGAGCTATAAAAGAGTTTACAGCAATGTTTTCTACCCTAGAACAAAGTTTTATATTGGCAGGTAAGGCTCTTAGAGGTGGAGAAAGTATTATAGATCCACATCATATGCTTGGTGTACAAGATGGGATGAGAGGTAGAGGTAGATATGCTATGCAGTTTGAAAATGAAATGAGTAATCCATTTATTGCAAGTATTAATTTACTTGGTTCGATTGCAAGATTACCTTCTAGATTTCTTATTGCAGGTGATGAACTTATAAAAAACGTTGCATTTAGAAGTCATGTAACAGGAGAATTTTATGAGCAAGCCTACAGACAAGGTTTAAAGGGTGATGCTATGAAGAAATACATACAAGAAAAAACAAGTAGAGTATTTGATATTGTAGAAAAACATAAGTTTAGTGCAGATAAAAAGAACAAAGATATTTTAGAAGCATATTTAAGAGGTATAGATTTTGCACAAGACAAGACATTTACATCACAAATAGGTGGTAGTGGTATTACAGGTCTAGGTGGAGGTAAGTTTACAAATGATGTAGCAACAATAATGAAGCATCCAGTAATGAAACCTATAGCACCTTTTGTTACTACACCAGTAAATATAGGTAAAAGTGTTATTAGAAGAACAGGTGTATCTATACCAGGTCAACCTAAAATGAACGCTAGTTTAGGAAGAATATTGGCTGAACATAATGACAGATTATTTAGTCCAGACATGGCTACAAGAATGAGAGCTAACGGAGAAAGTATTACAGGTGGTTTGTTAATAGGATCATTTGTAACGTTAGCAGTAGCAGCAGATAATCCAGAAGCACCCATAGCCTTAGTCGGAGGTGGTACTACATTTAATACTGAGAAGCGTAGACAGACACAATTTGGATTTAGAGAATTACCATATAGTTTTAGATTTTTAAAGAAAACGAATGGTATGTTTGGTGAAGTCGTAAGAAATGAAGATGGTTCACCACAATATACATATATAGATTTTATTTCTAGATTAGAACCTATAGCATCATTGCTTATGCTTGCTTCTGACTTTGCAAATGTAAGTAAGTTTCAAGGAGAAGAAGATGATAGAAACCTAGCAGCTACATTACGTGTATTAGTAGGTAACAACTTAAGTAATAAATACTTTATACAAAGTGTAGGTAATTTATTTGAGTTAATGAATAATCCAACCAGGTTAGAGTCTTGGTTAAGGCAACCTGCTAATTATATTGCAGCTATAGGTGCATATCCTATAGGTCTTAGAAAGAGTTTACGTAGGGCTAGAGGTGAAGATTGGACATCTACATTAGGTCAAGTTTATGAAGACGGTAAATTCATAGGTAAAGGTATGGGAATAGAAAAAGGTGAACTAGATCCACAAGAAATCAGTAAAGTAGATGCTGGTAATTATGAAGAAGATTTTATGATGGGTATGTTTGAAGGTAATGATTTGGGAAGTCTAAAAACAAAACGCAAACCATTTTTAATGAACTCATTAGATGTTTTAGGTACTATGGTTATGCACACAATTAATAATGATTTAGCACCTAGATTAAATCCATTATCAGGCAAGCCATATAAAAACTTTGGAACGATACCTTTTGTTGGTGGTGTTAGATATAGCGAAAGTAGTACAGATCCTAACGAAGTATTATTAAAAAAATATGATCTTAATTTAGTACCTGTATCAGATATTCTTAGTGAGAATAGCAGTATGGTTGTAAGTAATGTAAATTTAAAATCTAAAGAACTACATACATTAGAAAATCTTACATCCAGTATAAAAATAGATTCACCATTTGGAAATAACTTACAATTTAACCAGGCATTATATAAGTTACAGCAGACAGAAGAATTTAAAAGATTTATGAAAAACTTTAATACACCACAAGATGATAGATTTCCTGATAATGAGTCATATGTAGAATTTCAAAATCAACAAAGAAGGTATATGAACAATATGATAAATCAACTTTATAGAGCCTACAAAGAACAAGCAGTTAATGTTTTAATAGATAGAAAGCGTGGACTTTTATCAAATGACTTTTATGATAGGGTTGAAGCTGGTAATAATCGTGAACGATTACGTATTATGAACGAGCAATCAACAAACGCTAGTGTACAAAATGTTAGCGGATTAGAAGATTTACTTAGGACTGTCTAATGGCTACTAACACCACCGCTACAGCTACAAACCATACAGGAAACGGTAGTACCACTAACTTTGCAATATCTTTTACGTTCTTAGCCAATGCAGAAATAGATGTAACAGTAGCAGGTGTATTAAAAACATTAGATACTCACTATACAATTAGCGGATCTACAATCACCTTTACTTCTGGTAACACACCTGCTAATGGTGCTGCTGTAAAGTTTCAACGAGATACAAATATAAGTACAAAGAAAGTAGATTTTACGGATGGTAGTGTTTTAACAGAAACAGATCTAGATACAAATAGTGACCAGGTATTA